CGCCCATCGAGGGTGTCCCCACCCGTCGTGGTGATCGTCGAGATGCCACCGAACGATCGGCCGGTCACCTGATCGGACTGGAGCACCGACTTCTCCCACTTCGTCAAGTAGATGCCCTGACCGCCGAAAGTGGCGGAAAATGGTCCCGTTGTCTCTTGGACCGTGTCGTCGGGGCGGCGCCACGCACGCGCCGCGACGGCGGCAGTGACCTCGGACGCGGCCGGTGGGATGTCCGGCAGAAGATCCCCAGCAGCGTCCACCCAAGTAAGGCCAGCCTGTGACCTGACGAGGGTGGATGCGTGCTCAAGCAATGCAAGGGCGCGACCGTCAGTGACAACATCTTCGCCGAGCAACTCAGCGAGTTGCTCGATCGATGCCAGTGGCGGAAGCGCCGCCATCAGCCTTCGCCTTCGACCTTGGACAGTTCGACCAGGATGGCGACGGCTTTCTCAGCCTTCTTGGCACGGCTGTCGACGTCGAGATCGAAGTCTTCGATGATGGCGTCCAGGTTTGCAACGGTCAGCTCCGCGAACGCGTCGCCATCCGGCTCCGCATAGACACGTTCCCACTCGTACGTCTCGTACCGAGACAGCGGGCGGGCGATCGCAATGAATAGCCCCTTCTTGGCACCGTCCTCGCCGATGTAGCGGTAGCCGATCATCATGCCAGCGCCATCTTCACGGCCCGCACCATGATCGGAGTCGCAGCGCGAGTCGGGTCGTAGGTGAAGACGCCAGTGGTGAGGCTGATCGTTCCCGAATCCATGATCGCAGCAGTGCCCACAAAGGTGTGCGCAGCGAACTGGTCAGCAGCCTGGGTCGGGTTGTAATCCTGAATGGCCGTCATGGCCAGACCCTCGTAACCGCGGGACGCTCCAGCGACCGCGCCCTGAGGCACGACCGGCGCTTTCACGCCGAGAGCGAAAGCGGTCGAGTGACCAGCGATCATCACGCCAGGATCGAGACCGGGCACGGACACGGCAAGGAAGCCGCCGATCCGACCAATGACGGCGTCACGCAGGGCGCCGTCGGTGCCAGCCTGATCCACATGGGACAGGCGATCCGAAGAGAGCAGCGCCTCCTCGGCGTCCGCGCCGACAGCAAGGAACCGGCCGCCGGGGGCGATGCGGTGCTTGTTGAGCGCGGTGCGTGCCGCCACGATCGTCAGATACGGGTCGGCGGCGTCGATGACGAGGTCGACCGCGTAGGTCGCTCCCTCCATCTCCGCAACCAGCTCGTCCTCGACACCGGTTGCCACGGCCTCGGTCGAAGGGACCGCTACCTGGCGTTCGAAGTCTTCGACGTCCAGGGTCAGCTCGGCGAGGGTCAGCTCGGCGATGTGGTAGATGTGCTGATCGAGCTTCACGTCAACGGTGGACTCGGCCAGCCCGTCCGCGACCAGCGCAGTCGAAGACCGAAGTCCACGCTTGCGAGACACGGCGTTCGCCGGAATCTTGATCTGGATAGTGTCATCCTTGGCGCCGGCGAAATCGCCGCCCAAGTCTCGGGTGACGAGCCGAGGGAGAACGAGCTCCCGCTGCAAGACACCCACCATTGTCGAAACGACACGATCCGGCTTTACGAATGCGTTTGCCATGCTGTTGACCTCCTATGGTCGGATAAGTTCCGCGGTCAGCCGCATGGACTGGGGCTGTGCGGTGGGTTCACCGCCGAGGAATCCGAGCCGCCAACTTCGCGGGGTCGGTTTCGTCTGGCAGTTCTTGGCCAACGCCCGCAGGCGTCAGCGTCGGCTTCACCCGGCTACCCGATGGGGTTGCCTTGGGCTGGCCGAAGAGTTCGAGAAGCTCGTCGGCGTCGGCCTCGAGCTCCTCCTGATTGCCGCCCGACAAGCGGGCGGCCTGAGCAGGCGTCAGACCTTTCGCAGCGGCCACCTGAGAGCGCAATAGTTGAGCTTCGGCCGCCTGGGCTCGCTGCTCGAACTCAGATGCTTTCTGGGTCCACTTCTCAAGGTCTGACTTATTTGCGTCCTCGATCTCGTCGAGGCGCGTTGCCTTTGCCTGGAAGTCGGCTTTCTCCTTGCGGAGGTTCTCGATGAGTTTCTTGGCGCGTTCTGCGTCGAAATCCCCATCGAAGTCACTCGGCGGGGGCGGGGGCTTTGGGTTCTCGCCTCCGCTTGGTGCGCCGTTCTCTGGCGCGCCCGAACCGGGTGCGCCGTCTTCCTCTGTGCCGTCTGGCATGTTGCCCTCCTGGGGCTATTGGACCGCCTCCTGGGCGGCCTTGAGCTTCTGCTCAAGGAACTGCAACAGGTCCGAGTCGGTGTCGCCGTCGGTCGCTGTCGGGGTGAACCGGTCTTCCATGATCCGACGGAAAATGACGTCCGTCGGAGCGGTGCCGTCAGACTCGTCTGAGGCTGCGTTCCAGAGTTCTTGGTACTCGCGGGAGCCACGAGGCCACCCGACACTCCGGAAATAGACCGGTTCGAGAGAGCAATTGCAGCCGTCATGGACGGCCATCCTGCGAAAAGAGTCTTCCTTGTAAACGGGGCCACGACTGGCCAACATGGCGCAGAAATGGCAGGGCTCGCCGGACGCAGCACGGGCGTACCCGATGGCGCTCTCGTCGCTGCCGATAGCGCCGTCAATAGTGTCTCGGCCACCAGCCAATGTGAGTCGCTGAGCGGCTCGGGATGTTTCGACTCGTGCGGTCAGGAGCGAATCGGAGAAGTCCGATCCTGTGTCCACTCGGTTGCGGGTCCGAGAGAGAAGGTTGATCCTCATCACCGCGTCGACCTGCTCCCGTGGGGCCTGGGGTGCAAGCCTTGGCGTGAATGGGAGGACGTCGCCGACTTCCACGTTCCGATACCGACTGAAATAGGCCTGGGCGACACGGGATGATTCCGAACGGCCAGTTGAGATGACAGCGGCGACGACCTGCAACCAGTCAGGCATGGACCCTTCCGGGTCCTCCGGGTCGAGCACTTGCCACGCTGTCAACATCCGGGCGATGGTTTGCGTCCCGATCCGTGCCTGCGCCAAGCGGTGCGCCGCTGTCAATTCGTCGCCCTCCACCGAGGACGCCATCAGGACGCAGGAAGCTCGGGAGTGTCCCGCGCCTCGGTTTGGCCGCCTGCGATCTCGCTGAACAGGCGGATCAGATCGCCGTCCTGTTCCACGAGCTTGCGGGCACGGTTGACTTTCTGTTCGGTCCAGCCTGGGATGTCTTCCCAAAGCAACTCAACCGGCACGTTCAGCATCTGCGCCATCTTCCCGAGGGCGTCTGCGGCCTGAGCCAACGAGCGGGACTGAGTGTCCTTCCAGCGGACCTGAGCCTCGTAATCACGGGCCAGTTCTGTGTCGCCAACAGCTTGACCGGCAAGCCTCAGCGTCTGCTCATGGCCTTCGCCGAGAGTGTGCTTGCGCTCGTCGATCTTGCGATCCTGGGAGGCCTCAGCGGCCGCCAGGGCCTCAGCGGACAAGTTTGCGATCTGTCCGAGCAAATGGTGGGGCGCGACCTGAGTCACTGCCGACATGTCCCGCAAATCAGCGCCGTAAGACTCGTTGAATCCGTCGAGGGGGGAAGCCGGCAGCGAACCGAACTTTGTATCTGGATCTTTGGCGACCAGGACCTGCTCGGCACGGAGTCGTAGCTTCTCCTTGTCGGCGCTCTCGCCAAGATCGATGCCGGAGATGGTGCGGACAACCCACGAAGCGAACCGCTGCACAACCAGCCGGTCGAACTTCGTCTGATCGAGACGCCCCAGAAGTGGGATGATCGGCTCGATCTCGCCGCAGGAACGACCCTCAAGGTCGGTGATGTTGTCGTAGCGGACGACGGGCACCACGCCCATGCCGTGCAGGCTCGTCTCTTGCAGTACGGGCTTGTCCGTTGCCGAAGTCCCGACGTGGAACTCGTGAGCGTACTCGTCGTCATAGACAGTCACGGCCCAATGTGTCTTGGTCGGTCGGAACCGCGCGGCGACCTTGGGCCAGTCGTCCACGGCTACGTCCTCGTAAAGGGCAATCATCTGTCGCGGGCTGAAACCCCGGATCGAAGCAGTCGGTTCGCCGGTGAGCTGGTCGATTGCGGGCAGAACAAGCGAGTAGGCGGTCCCGAACGACAAGGCGGCTCGGTGGATGCCTGTCTGGCGTGCATCCATCTTGTTTGCCTGCCAGAGATTCCAGGCGGGCGAATTGGCCTCGTCCTGAGCTCCTCGATACCCCTCGACAAACAGCCCCTGAGCGACCGTGGAAACGACCAGCATTCCCCAAGGAGTCTGCGCGTTGTCCGAGAGTTGCTTGTATTCCGGAGATGTTTGAGCGTGGGGCGTGGACGGGTCGGCGTGATCCCACCGCGCCCACTTGTCGAGCCCATCAGCGCGTGCCTTCTCCAGCTCGAACGATGGCCTGATCTGATCCATCAGGATCTCGGCCGCATCGTCGGGTGTCATCGGTCGTAGAAGCCCAACACGACAGCCGTCGTAGTCGCAAGAATCATCAGTAGACCTTTCCAGAGCGTTTCGTTTTGCGTTTCGTCGAGTTCATGGCCAGGCGCCTGCCGAGGCGGGCGCCGACCATCGACACGGCGTAATCAACCAAATCAGAGGAATCACGGGTCCGTTTGCCAAGCCCCACGCCCCACCGATTGGGTCGACGGCGAGCGTTGTGGACATGGAGTCGGAGCATCGGGTTGCCGTCCCACAGGAACGACCCGTCTTCCTCGATCTCGATCACGGTCGCCTGAGCCTGTTCGGTGAACTGGCGCATCCGTTCATGCGCTCCGCGAGACGAAAGCCTCATATCGAACACAACCGAACTGCCGCCAGCGCCGGGAGAGGCCCACACCGGCAGAGCCGCCTGAAAATCTTGATGCAGGCCGTCGATCACCGACTGCCAATAGATGGCCTCTGTGTCGTCATCACGAGCAGGCGATGGGTCGATGCCAAACCACTGCACGTCGTAGGTTTCCATCGCGAGGCGAACCGTCGCGTCCACTGTCTCGCGAGGTGCGAGCCAGCCAGTGCCACGGTCGCCGTGTGGTCGCTGCCAGCCGCCGAGGCCGACAACCAGCCCATCAGACAGTCGACAGGCGGCCAATGTGGTCGCATCCGTCGACTTCGAACAATCGAGGAACAGTGCGATCTCGTCGTTCTGGTCGAAGCCGAGATCGGGGCGGGCAAGAGCGTCGAACGCTCGGGATTCGACCCAAGCCTGCTCGTTGGTCGGCAGCGCGTTGAGATAAAACCTGATCGAGTCGGCCAGAGGTACCCGAGGGTCCTGCGCTTCATCCCTGATCCGTTCCCGATCCGTCCAAATGGCGTCGGCGTAGGCCTGAGCGATGCCGACCTCGAGCTCTTCCTCGACATGTAGCCGGAGTTCCGGGGCAGCCTCTCGGGAGTCGTACAAGATGTCTTGTCGTCGGGTCTTGCCCGCCACCTGGGCCTGCCACGCAGTGAAAGACTCCTCAGCGACCGAGCCCTCGCCGGGCATGTGAGCGTTCGTGAACTCGATTAAACGAGCCAAGCCGTCCGGCGATTTGCCGACATTGCGTCGAGCGACGCCCGCCAGGCGCTGGCCGCCAGACGAATAGGTCATGTGATGCGACTCGTTCAGGACGATCGCAGTCGCCGGGTCACCCTCGGAAGACCTCTCGGAGAAGGTCAGCAACTCGATTCGGGCGCCCGTAGGCAAGAGCGTGCGGGTAATGCCCTTGTCTACGCCGTACTCGTCCACCATGTCGGCGCCGATCATCGCGTTAGCCACACGAAGCACGTCCGAAGCTTGAGCCTCGGAGTTCGCAGCGATCTGGACCAGGGCCAAACCGTGAGGCACGGCGTGCAAGTCGTCGAGGCCGCCGGCAGGAAGGCACGGGCCACACATCTCGATGATCGACCAGGCGGCTGCAAACGGGTCCTTACCCGTCCCCTTCGCCCCACGCTTCACACCGGAGCGGTAAGCCCACCGCCAACGGCCACGCCTCTCATCCCAGCGGACCGAATACCACAAATGAAGGAAGCGGCGCTGGCCGATGGTGAACCTCCACGGCCCGCCATAGAGGTGATGCGAAAGATTCGACTCTGCCCATCGGATCACATGCGGACCAATGCTCAGCGGAAGGTCCGCCAAATCAGCAGGCCATGGCAACGACAGCCAGGCACCCGTCAACGGGTCCAAATAGTAACCAGGGAGCAGAAGCGCAGCGTCAGGCGGTGTAGAGATCGCGGTACTCATCGAGACTCGTCACCTCAGCAGGCGAACCCTCCGCCTCCTGGGCTTCGGCTTCGATCTCCCATTGCAACCGGCGCATCGCCATCGGCGACAAACCGAGGCGATCCTCAAGCTGGCGAACCTCGCCAAGCAACGTCACGGGCGCATCGGCCTTCTCGGCCTCAAGCAATAATCGGGTGTAGCGGGCAACGACGCGAGACCAGCCCAGCCGCTCCCAAGCCACAGCCTGCGGTGACGCCCAGAGCGATGCCCATAGATCGGCCACAGCCTTGCCGGGCTTCCCCGTCATCGGCCAAGCCGGCGGATGACCCGCACGGCCAGCAGCCGGAAGCTTCACCCAGTCAGGTCGCGCATTCGTGCGTCTTGCATTCTTCTTCGGGGGCGGACCCATTCCGGCCATCAGATCCTCCTGGGATCATGCCCGGCGCCTGGCCGAGCCTGTGGATAAAGCCTCAGACCCGTAGGCACAGGCGGACGCT